TAGTATTTAGATCATCTTTAACAAAGGTAGTGAAACCACAACTACCAACTGTGGATAAATTCAATGCAAAATCATTCAATCCTGTTGATATTTCACCTAGTGGTTTAGAAATATTACCAGTGAATACATGATAGAATCCTGTTGGGAATGTGCTTGCAGAAATTCTATCATGAGCATCACCCTCTGCTGAAACAATAAGATCATTGAATGTACCAGTCTCACCTACTGCTGTGGTAAATGTAGTTGTTCCTATACCAACACCATTTATTTGTGCTGATAGATTACCACTATGAGATCCATTTATGTTTGACAGACTTCCTGTGACAACAGGATTAGTGGTAGCAATTCTTGTGACTGATGTTCCAGTAGCAATACCAACACCAGCATGATTACCAGTGAAATTAGCACAAAGGGAAGGACTTGTTCCCTGCGAACCACTAGACATTGAGAGTGATGATGCTGTGATTGCAGTTGGTGCAGTTGGCACATCCTTCAGAGTCATTGTGACTGAACTCTGCTTTCCATTCTGTACAAGGGTAGCAGGTGTTCCATTGGCAGTCAGTGTGACTACCTTACTACCTGTGCTTCCCTGGAATGTATGGAAGATTGGTGAACTTGTACCACCAGGAACTCCATTATTTGCAATGGTGTCATTAGAACTGCCATCACCATAATTATAAACATAGTCAGAAGCATTGTGAGATGTATTTGTGAAAATACCAACTCTTCTATTTCTGCCAAATACATCTGTTCCATCATAAAGATCTCTAGTAGTATCACCAGTTCTATCACTTGCAATAGTTGCTATACCAGTAAAGATTGATCTTACTTCTGGTTCTACAGTAATAACAACATTTGGTGAGATAAAAGGTGAAGAAGAGTGGTCAGTAATCGCTCTTAAATTAGTAGCAAATGTTGCTGCTGTTCCTGCTGAGTTATCAGACAGAGTAAATGTATGAGCAATTGCATTTCCTGTATCACCAGCTGCACCACTTCCAACGTTTACATTGTCAGTGGATCCATCACCATAAGTCCATCTGTATGTGTTTCCAAATTCAGCAAAACTTCCAATTGTACTCTCAGTGGAATTAGTAAAGGTTACAGCAAATCCAGAGGAGGATGATGTATTGATACCTAAAATATTTGTTTGTGTAAAAGTAGGTGTATGAGTTGCATATACCTTGAATGTATTGGTAGATGATGTTGGTATTTGGCTTGGGTCTGCTGCAGGATGACTGCTCAGTTGAAGATTGACATTATATGCTGTGTCTGTTTCTGATGCATTACTATATGTGTGAACTGTTCTAGCACCACCAACACCACCAGGAGCAGCATTTGAAGCAATAAATTCTGTGGTGCTATCTCCCCAGTTGAGTGAATATGTGACAGCAAATCCAACAACATTTGTGGTTGAGTTCTCCAGATATACTGGTGTTCCACTATCCCAATTGGAGATTGAGGAACCACCAGATACAGCAGCAAACATTGAGAATGCCACACCTGGGTTTGGAGTATATACTGTGATAAAGTTTGATTTAGTTATTTCCTGACTATGACCTGCACCTACTCCAGAATTATTTCTTGCTACAACTGTGACTGTATTAATTCCACCATTTGATTGATTATAGGTGTGTGATGGAGTTGAATCTGTTGATCCATTATCAGCACTGCCATCCCCCCAATCAATATCAAATCTATTTGCATTTCCAGATGATGTGATGGTGAGAGTTACTGCAAGTGGAGAACCACCAGCAACAACATCACCACTAAAATCAACATCTGTTACTGCTGTGTTTTTGATGACATTGAAGATAACCTCATTCAGATCATCAATGCCATCAACAATTTTTGTAGATGATGTGAACGTATTAAGAGCACCTGATGTGATAAAACTACTATCTGTTGGTGTGCCAAGAGTCATGGATCCACCAACTCCAGCAAATCTAGTTGCTGTGATGATACCTGATGTATTAATACTTCCTTGTGTGCCTATTCCACTTGATGGTAGATCGGTTAGATTAGCACCACTTATGGCAGGTAGAGCACCGGTTAATTGACCAGCGGGAATATTTGTTAAACTTGCACCAGAACCATCAAAAACAGTGGCAGTTACCACACCAGTAGAAACTACACCCTTTCTAGCAGTGATAACACCAACAGAATCAATATTAGTTACATCTTCATAAGTTAATGTTCCAGCGATTGAAACATTCTGGAATGTGGAGACACCACTTACTACTAGACTATCTGCTGTAATATTTGCAGTATTTGCAAGTCCAGTGATTGTGACTCTACCAGTCTCACCACTGATACTGATATTAGATCCAGCAGCAATACTTGTGACAATTCCTGTTAAATCAGCACCACTAACAGCTGGCAATGTGGTGGGGAATCTACCTGCAGGAATTGTTCCAACATTTAGATTGGATGCAGATACATTTCCATCAAAACTGGTTGCAGTAATTACACCAGAGACATTTATCTCACTAGCACCTGTTATATCAACACCACCAGTGAATGTGGCACCAGTGCCTGTGATAATATTTTCAGTGGATGCTACTCCAGTTAGTCCTGATCCATCACCTGAGAAACTAGTGGCAGTAATGATACCACTACTAGCATCAAGAGTAATTGCTGTGCCAACTTTTACAACATTTGTAAATGTAGCAGCAGTACCTGTAATAATGTTATCTGTTGATGCAACACCAGTCAATCCAGTGCCATCACCCACAAAACTTGTAGCAGTAATTATACCAGTAAGATTTACATTACCAGTTCCAGATATTTCCTTTCCATTGACATCAAGATTTCCACCAAGTCTAGGTGTGGAATCTTGAAAAATGCTTGTGATGCCTGTATCAGAGGCACTTATTGTTACAATACCAGCAGATAGTGGTGTGACAGAAAGATTTGTACCAAAATTGATGGTGGCTGCAACACCAACTAAAGTATCATCACTATTAATTCTGATACCTGAACTTTCAGCAGTAACACCAGTCAGTCCTGCACCATCACCTTTAAAAGATGACGCAGTAATAATCCCACTAGCGACAATTTGAGTGAAAGAAGCACTGCCTACAGTCGTGCCATCTCCAACAACCCCGTAGAGTTCACTGAAATTCTCATTAATTTTTCTGGCAGCAACTAATAGACTATCACCTGTTCCATCATTAGGTGCTGACCCAGTACTTATGCCTTGTCTAGCCATTTTAAGTGGGTTTTATTTATTTATTGGACCATAAAAGTGCTTATTTTGATACTTAACATCTCCATTTTCTTTATCTTTATTTATTTGAGTCTTCAGTTGAGTTATTCTTTAATAACTTCTGAAGTTCAGCAGTTGAACCCACAAATAAAGCATTATTAGTGACATTTGTTGGTCCTTTTTTCTCTTCAGTATTAACTTCTTTCAATTTCTGTTGAAGAGTCATTAATTTGTCAGTGGCATCAGAAACATTTTTAATTAATTGACCAGCAACCTCATATGCTCTAGGCATTTCACTTTCCTGAGCAAGTTCAAGTATACCATTGATAGCTTCCTGTCCTTTCTCAATAATTGAATATAAATTTCCACGTGTGTATTCATAATCTTTTTTGATATCTTCAGATTGAGATTTAATCTTTTCAATCTTTTTGTCAGTTGGAGTCACATCAATCATATCATCCTCCATCAGATTACATTACCATCAAAACCAAAGTCATCACCAACCTCAATCAATTCAGCATCAGCAGCAGTGATACTGAATATTGGAGCACCCAAAACATGTTCTGCTGCAGTGGTATTATCCTGACCTCTCTTCACCGTGATGTCATTACCACTTATCTTTGTAACCTTCATATTCTCATTATCAATATCAATGTGAGTATTGACAGTAAATTTAGATCCATCAGTTACAGTAATAATTGTCTCTGTGAGATCTATATCCTCACTGAGTTGTGAAATTTGGGATTGATCATAATCTTTTGTTGCTCTAGGAACAACTTTATATGTGAGATCTCTATCATATGATCTGGAACTCTCTCCAGCAATGTAACCAACCTGAACTCTTCTGATAACTTGATCAGTAACATCAGGAATAGGACCAAAGACATAAGTCTTGGCAGTAAATCTTAGTGTATAGACAAGTGCTCTTCTTGTATCAAAATTACCTTCATAATCATCCTCCATACTAATACTATCAAGTTGGACTGCCACATCTTTTTTCTCTTTCAAATTACCAAGAAAATTGACTGGTAAGTGATAAACAGGTTGAAAAAATGGTAAGATTTGTTCAAGTATCTGTAGAGCATCATCATTCAATTTTGACATAATGCTCAATTCAATTGACATATTATATGGGACAGGTAAGTATCCTTTTTTTATCTTTG